ACATATATAAAGTGACGCAGGTGCGATTGGGTGGCATGCCTTGCGAAAATAGCCCCCGTACCTTATTATTTGCGTGTGATTGCGTGCTATTATTTTTCTGCGTGTTCATGTTCATTCTTTGCCGTGTAGAACTGTATCATTCTGTGTTTATAAAAATATATAATTGTCTTCCCTTTATATGCTAACAAATAAACTATTATTCACAGCTTATCAATATTATTTTTTACCTTGTTATATATGCGGCTTACAGATGCTATGAAAATTAATTTACTTTTTTTACATTTAGTACTTGATTAATAGAAACATGTTCTATATATAAGTAAGTATAAATAACTTTTAGCAAAGGTAATAAACATGAACAACGTACACATTTCAAAAATGACAGGCAAGCTTGACGGCTTTCAAGCTATATCAACTAACACAATGACTAATCCATTTTGCATCAAACAGAATGCATCCGGAAAAGCAGATAATATTTGCACAAAGTGCTATTCTCATACAATGCTTAAGAGCTATAGAAAGAATATGCAACCAAGCTTACAACGTAATAGTGACTTACTAAGTGCAAAGGTCTTAGAACATAATCAACTACCAACAATATTAAATGCATTCTTTCGATTTAATGCACATGGTGAGCTTATAAATGAAACTCACTTGATAAACCTTGTAAACATAGCTTTTCACAATCCGCATTGTAACTTTGCATTATGGACGAAAAGAAACGATATTATTGCAAAATACTTCAAGTACAACGATAAACCTAAAAACTTAATACTTGTTTATAGCAATTCTAAGATATCTAACATTATGCAAAAATTGCCTAAGTACTTTGATAAAACTTTTAACAACGTACTTGAACATGAACACGTTGAAAAGCAAAACTGCACGGGGCAACAATGCAAGAATTGCTTACTATGTTACCAACATAATGGAATAACTACAATCGTTGAAAAAGTTAAGAAGTACTAGAAAGGGCAAAACATGACTAAGAAACAAATAACAGAATATCTTATATTGTTCGTACTTGGTTTAATAATTACTATAGGTTTTATTAATCCAGTAAGCAAAGAATACACTTGGTGGAATTTAATCTATCAAACTAAAGATTTAATCCAGTAAACAAAAAGAATTGTAAAGGCTAGTTTATACCTAGTCTTTACATAACAGAGCTACAAGGCTCTTAAAACGCCAATAATGGCACAACTAGCAAAGAGAAAGGCACTAAACATGAATGATTTAGATAACAATTTAAATAATTTAGTTAAAAACATAAAAATAAAACAGCAGTTAGATCTAATAAACAAAATAAAAGAATGGCTTGAAGACACAGGAGAGTTTGACGAAAGGCTAGACGATATAGACATAGGCTTTATTCAATGTCAGCAAAACTTATTAGAGCTAATAAAGAAATGGGAGAAACAGTAATGACTAAGAAAACAGATTGGCAAATTAAACAAGACAAAATCAATTCAGAAAGAAAGAAAGGTTTAAAGGCTTTATCTTCTGAACAAAGAGAAGCTATTAAATTAGCTCATCAATCTTTAGTAACTGTCTTAGGTAATATCCGAGATATGGAAGATATTTATTTATCGGACATACGAGAAATGAATGGTGCTATGTGGAAAATAAGGCATGAATTTAATTTGAGTAATGAGGATTATTACGAGTAGAAAAAAAAGGGCGTTGCAAAACATGAAATTGCAACGCCACAACCTAGCAAAGGTAAGGAGAAAGTACCATGCAATTAACAAAAGAGCAATTTAAAACTATCAGAACAGAGCTACAATACACTCAAAAAGAGTTTGCAGAAATGTTAGGACTAACTATCAGAATGATAACGTACTACGAGTCTGGACAGAGACCAGTAAGTAAAACTGTTTCAATACTAACTAAACGTATCTATCAAGACGAGAAATAGGAGATACATATGACATATTACAAGTATAAAATAATATCAAAAGCTATTCAATTAATGGTTACTTGGTGTTGCAAAAACAAAGACAAAGACAGTCAAATGACTCTTGTAAAAACACAAGGCATACTAAATAATTTTTATGAAAAGCATAAATAACGCAAATCTATGTAAGTATATCTATGCAGTACTGTACTGCATAGATGTACTGTATTGCATTGCTATCAAATCTCAGATATTTTTTTTATTTTTATTATTGCATACATTCGTTAAGACTATGAAAACAAAACAATGTTTTGATAGTTGCCGTAGGATTTGCTAGAGCAGCTACGCTGATTTTACAAAAGAGAAATAATCTGTCAAGAAAATAATTTATCCTGGATATGTTTACTTACATAGCCATGTACAAAACGTGTAACATCTCTCATTCTTTGTTCAGCCGGTTCAAGCTCATTATAGTAAGCCCAGTAACCATCAAGAGTGACATCAGCCATATGGTCATTGCTATTGCCAAGTACTTTAAGAGAAAGAGCAACTTCTTTAAATCTTTCCTTGGTCTTACAAGACTTCGCATATTTCCTAATTAAATTAATACTATTTTTCATCAGCCAGTACACTCCCCATCATCAGCTTGACAGAAATAACCTTGCTGATCGAACACCCAATCTTGTTGACTGCTTACAAAGTTTGATAAAGATTCCAGATTTCTATCTCTGTTAAATTGTTTTGCAAATCTTTTTTCTGTGTTTATCCACCATTTAGCACGACTAGGATTTTCTTTCATTATCATGGCTAACTGAGCTTCAGATTTTAAAAAACATAAATCACAATTACCTTTTAAGGTTTTCCCACCAACAATAGGTAAATTCAGTTTAAATATTTGTTTGTTCCAAAAGTTATTTACATCTACAAGAGTTTCTTGAGCTTCGTAAATAGGATAGAAAGGATAAAAACCATCTCTGTAATCTGTTTTATATCGCTTTGGTTCATCTGCCCTTATGCCTAAAGCATGATTCCATTTATGCCAACCTAATGATTTTAGGTATTTAGCTGAAGTTTGTATCTTTAAAACACCAGTACAAAACCTTTGTAAAGCATTAGGTAACCTGCCATATTTATCTATTAACTTGTCAAAAGGTTCGCCATTGCGACTAGCTGAATTGTGACTAACTTCTTTAAATGTATTCTTGCCATCAACTTCATCATATTCCAGCCATGTAACATGAATATTCCATCTATCAGAACACTCTTGAATAAAATCTAAAGTTTCATTCATTTCCCTACCAGTATTTGTAAAGACAACTTTAGCTCTATTGGGCAAGCCGTTATTAGCTTCAAGTATTTTGTAAAGCATATAAGCACTAGTACGACCACCACTAAAACTTATCTGTACATTCCCATCAGGTAATATGTAGTTATTTTTTGGCATCAGCACACTCATAACCTACTAGGGCATAGCCTAAAATATCTTGCCAACTGTCATCATGGTCAGGTGTTTCTATCAGCCTAGCCACTTTAACAGCTACCATGCAAAGAGCCACTTGCTCAGTCGTAACATACTTATCCAGTATCACAGACCACATTTTAGCAATGCGAGTATGATTATCTACGATAGAGCCGTAACTTTCTCCACGTTCTTTAATAACTTCAGCAGTCTTTTGCAGTAATTCAAACTTGTCCATCTCGCTCCCTCACTATGTAAAACCATGTTTCTATGTCTACTTCACAAACCAAATCATGCCCTGAGTTAAAGTTCCTCGATAACACATCAAGAGAAATAACACATTTTATAGGACAATTATTGTATTTGTATATCAATACCGGAGTTAGATTTAAACTCGCAGCAGATTCTTTTGCTTGCTGCCACCAAGCACGCTTGAACGTAGTGCCTTTGAGATACGCTTTACATTCAATAGACCAACCAGGAATAATAATATCAGCTTGACCTTTAGCTTGATACTGATCCAAGTTTCTCTTGGCATCTATGTTTAGATTATCCTTGATGAGCTTGCATATCTTTCTTTCAAAAGATGCACCTTTGTTACGACTATCTGCCATCTATCATCTTCTCTTGAGCTTGTTTGAGAAAGTCATTCGCAGTTACTTGACCAAGTGTAGCTAACTCTATCTTGTTCATAGTGTCAGGTGTTGGGAATCTTTCACACTTCAACAACCTACATATAGCTGAACGAGTCAATCCTGATTTAAGGGCAAACTTGTTTTGTGTCAGCTTATTCTGTTTTATGTAGTCTATTAATTTCATACCTAGATAATATTTATATGTTGACAACCTGTCAATAATAATTAAATAATATGTTGACAGTAAAGATTGTAAAGAATAATATCGTAATCAATAGCAAAGGAAAGTGAGGATTATTATGGGCAAGTTAGTTTTAATGCACAAAGAAGATATGGTCAAAAAGTATGGTGCAAAGTTAAACTTTGACACAGATAATTTCGATTATGATGGAGAAGATTGGGAAGTATTCTTAGATGAACTTA